AATCTAATAAGTTTATTGTTATGAGTAAAAAAACTACCTCCTGCATGTTCCATTTGCATTAACAATACTCTCTTTGTAGGATCTATCGTCACATAAGATTTAAATCCTTTATTTGTTTCAGATTTTATTGTTTCTATATCAGATTTATTTTCATTTATTTTATTTTGTGATTCTAATAGTTTTTCCATCATAATAGTAATATTATTAATTTTATCTTCAAGATCTTTATTTTTTTGATTTGTTAATTCTAATTCTTTCTTTAATTCTTCTGAAATATCAATTGAATTAGAATTAATTTGATTAGTTTCTTCATTAATTATATTATCTAAATTAGAATCTAATTTATTTTCACTTTTTGATTTTGCCATAAATTGTTTTTAATGCCTCCGATATATTGATTTATTAATGATTAGTTAATTATATATATTATTTTCTTAAATAATAAATAAAAGAGATATATAAATATATCTCTTTTATTATATTTATTAAATTTTCAATACCTATAAAGAATTATATTATTATTCTAAAATAAAATTATAAATTACTAGCTCACTTTTACTATCCCAAAATATGCCATCGAAATAATCTTGAGATCCCAACTATCTGTAATAGTATAAGAATTCGTGCCGTCACTAGTTTCGTATTCTTTTGATGCCCTTATAGTAGAACGTCCCTCAGTACCAATTTTTACCAATTTATCAGTAGCAATAGACATAAGTATCACATAATTATTATCTAAAGCAAAATCATAAGCACTGTTTGGGTTAATGGATTGCTCTAATTTCAAAGTAGGAATTCCGAATGGAGCTTGAATATAACCAACGTCTACATATTCTCTGCCTATAGGCATTTTCATATAGTCATTAGTAGGTAAAATCTTATTTAGAGCAGTTTTTGTACCTACAGAAGTTGCAGTTATACCACCATTAGCAGCAGCAACTCTTTCTGCTAAACGAATATATGAATCTTGAGCATAAGTAGTTTCTTTAAAATTAGTTGCAAGAGTGGAATATGCACCATAAATAATATTAATTACTTCTTGTTGCAACTTAGTTCTAAAAGATTTAACTACCTGATTCAACAACCAACCCCAATCATACATTCCTGTTGCAAGACGATATGTATCAATCTTTACGCCAATTTTCTTTCTTTTAGGATTTAAAGTAATATCTTCTTCCCAGAGGTTTTGGAAATGTACACTTCTCACACCATTAGCAACAGTAGATACAGACAATAAATGGTTTGACGGAATGTGGAAAGTTAAACTATCTCCATCCGCAATAGATTTTACCTCTGCAAAATTTAAAGCTGATTCAATTTCTGTTTTTGCGTTAATTTTATTAATAACTGCTTCTACTACAGAAAAATATGCTCTTTCAAAAGTTTGAAAAGCAAAAGCATCTCTAATTCCAAAACGTTCTTTATCCAAACCAGAAATCTCATAAGCCTCATCAGCAAGCATATTACTAAAAATATTATTTTTATCTTTAAAAGAAATTACATGACCACTATTATCAGTAGTATTAGCAAAAGTAGCAAATCTACTATATTGTCCTAAATTATTTTCTCTTTCATAAAGATAATGTTTGTATAATTCTACACCTAAATCAACCGTAGCAATTTGTTTCTTAGAAAACTTAGTAAGTATATTCATTATTATTTTTCATCCTTTCCTTTTTATATTTTTATTTAGTCTTTAATTACGCGAATAATTGTAGCTGGAATAGCAGTCTTTCCAGTAAAAATATTACAAGTAGAACCAGTTTCTTCAACTACAAATGCCAATCTTGTTCCGCCAGCTAAAGTAGCAGCAGAAGCAAGTGTAAAAGTTCCATTAGCAGGAATTACATACTGTCCAACAACAGGAGTGCCACTAATAGCAGAAGTATTAATTTTAAATCTCATACCAACTCTCATTCTATAAGCACGGACTGGCATCCCTGCGATATAAGTAAAAGTTGCCTTATTATGTACCGGAGTTCTAAACCCAAATGCATCAATATGGACTTCTGCACCAACAACCATTACTACTTCATTAGTAGTTACAGCAGTAGCAGTAGCAATTGCATATAAATCTCTTTCTCCAGATACTAAACCAGTTAATTCACCTACATAACCATCATCGAGTGCTGTTGAAGCATGTTGTACACTTAATACATCAGCATCAAAAATTGCCTCATTCATAAATTCACATATATTGCTCACTAAAAATTCCTCCTTTAAATATTAATTTAATTTTTTTCTTGATAATCTTTTACATAATCAGTCCAATGTTCACCTTCAGGCTTAGTTTCATTTGTTACAACAATTCCCATACGAGAATAACTTGCAAAATCTTTCTTTCCTTTAGTTTCAGCTTCATATTTATCACAAACAAAAGCTTTAACTTCTTTCTCAAATTCTTCAACAGTATTAAATTTTTCAAGTTTACCAAATAAATCTTTTCTTTCATCTTCATTAATTTTCTTTGCGAATTTAGAAAGAATAATTTCTGCTTGAGTTTCTTTCTTTTCTTTAGCAAAATTAACAATATCAGTTTTAAGAATCTCATTCTCTGTTTTATAAGTCTCAACTTCAGATTTAAAAGTTTCAATTTCTGTTTCTTTGGCAGAATATTGTTCTTTTAAACCATCTAGTTCTTGACCTAAAGAAACAATAGAATTTTGTTTTTCTTCTAATTGAGTGGTGAATTCCGCTAATTGTGTAGTAAATTCTTCTGATTTAGTAATAAATTCTGCTTTAATAGTTTCTTTTTCAGATTCAAAAGTAGATTGTAAAGTTTCTTTTTCTTGAATAAATTCCACATTTTTTTCATCTACTTTTATTTTAGCAAAACTATTAAATTCTTCAGTAAGAATTTCTTTTGCAAATGCCTTTAAATCTTCTGCTTTTATTTCACTAGCATTGACTATATTACCCCACATTTCATTTGCTACTGCATTAAAATTTTTTGCAAACTCTTCCTTATTAAATACCACCTTATCTACCTCACTTTCTTTAAAATTATTTATATCTTCAAATAGATAACTATAATCTTCTTTAGTTAAATTAAATTTTTCAAAGTTATCCATATTAAGACCCAATTGTTTATAATGTTTTTTTAAATGTGATATAGGACTACCAGTTATACCTTGTGCTCTTGCTCTGCTTAATGCAGATTGAATTCCCCTATAATGTACCACTAAATTACCATCATTTATAATATGATGTGGATAATGGACATTATTAACAGATAAATCATTATCTACATTTTCATCAATAATTAAATATGCTTCTTTTATAAGCGAAGCATGATTGCTTGCTTTAAGTAGACTATTTAACATCTTCGCTCCAGGATCTTCCCAATCACCAACAACAGAATTATCTTTATCATTTTTTATTTCAATTGAATTAGATTTACCTAATTCAATTCCAACTGAAAATTCTTCATTCTTAAAAATTTTTAATTCATCTTCTGCATACCACTCATGCTGTTCTTCATCGCCAATAAATTTAATTGCATAATAATAGCCATTTTTTACTTCTGAAATTATTCCTGTTTTACCTTCGTGTTCTGGCATGTGTAATTCTGTTGGTATTACGGAATCACCTAACTGAAATTTATTGTCTGTGTCTTGTTTTGCAAAAGTTTCTATTGTACTTTTACAAAAACTTGCATATGCTTCTCTTGGTTTATTTAAAACTTCAAGATGTGCGTTTTTCATACCAGTTGCTATTTCTAGTTTATCTCCTAGAATAGTTATACACTGATAAATCCACTCCTTAAACCTAAACTTACCACTAGATAGTTTTTCTTTTTTAAGAACTTCAATTTCTATACTTATTTTTTTTGTGCCACTTTTGAGAATATTCTCGGATTCCTTTGTGAGGTATTCTTTTTGGATCACGCCTAATGCTGTGGCATACTCAAGATTTTCATATATTTCATACCCATATTCACAATCTTCTAAACTTAATATACTACCTAACGGATATTCATCAATTTCATGTTCTTTAAAATCTCCATTTTTAAATTTACCACAAATCGGCGTGTATCCTATAAAATTTTTATTATTTTCATAATCTTCCTTTTCGATTACACTACCATTATAGTTAGAACCGATAAGTCCAAAGAAAAATTTACAAACCAAAAATCTAGGATCATCTCTTATTATAGTAAATTTATCACAATTAAATTTTACTATTTCACTCACAAATTAACTCACCTCCTTTAAATTGGTTAAATCGAAATTAAAATTATCAATAAAAAAAGAAGTTAATTTAGTTTTAACTTCTTTAAAATTATTTTTTCTAACTATTCCATTCCTTTAAATAAATTTCTAATTCATCACTCATCAAAAATATCCAATAAAATTTACCTTCTCCTTTACTTTTTTTTATATATTGAATATTTTTTACATTACATAAGAAATTTTTAATTTTAATATCATAACAATAATAAAGTTCATCTTTAGAAAATATTTGTTCTGCATTTTTTATGTACATATATTATCAACTCACTTTTTGTTGTTATTTATTACAAATAAAAAAGACTATAAACATATAGTCTTTAACTTACTTTTATATTATTGTATTTTTATTCTATCCAACTAATTTTTCATAATCTGATTTGTACATCCATTTAAAACCACCTGCATGATTATATTTACCAAGACAACAAGAAGAAATATTTGAATGATTTATTTTTAATTGTCTTTCTGCTTCAATAATACTATCAAACTCCGAAATATATTCTTTATTTAGTGATAGTTGAACAACTTTTTTAACATATGGAGATTTTTTATATTGTTTTATTTCGCTTTTATTATAATCTGAAAGAAACATCCATTGATATCCACCAGCAGATTTTAATTTACCTCTGCAACAAGATGAAATACTCATAATAATAATTCCTGTTTGTTTTTCAGCTTCAACCATGCTACTATATTCTTGAACATATTCACCACTTAACGACAATTGAACAACTGGTTTCGCCCCTGATTTTCCTAATCTTACCCCACTTGCTTTTTGTATTTCATTGGCATCATAATCACACCACCCCAATTTACTACATTCATTAAGATATCTTATAACTGTTCTCTTTCCTAAGTTCAGAATAACACTAATTTCTGATGAATTTTTAATTCCAGCATTCCATAATTTAGATGTTTCTTTTACTAAATTGTTACAAGCAAACTCATGACATTTTAACCAATCAATATTAGATAAATCAAATATCTGTGCTAATCCACTAACTAAAATATTATCTCTAATATATTTCATATCTGATTTTACACAATCAATTCTAATCATCTTAATATTATGTTCTTTTGCTTTTTTATCTTTATAATCATCTATAGCTTGAGATTCTTCAGGGGTGGTTCCATCTAATGTTTTTTTATTACCATGTCCCAATGCTCTATCCATTTCAATTATATATTTTTTATTATTAAATTCAAAATAACTATCATATCTCTTAGGTTTAATCCAATCCGGTGAATATTCGAATTTTATATATTTTAATTTGTATGTATTATTTAATTGGTTTAATAAATTACGTCCAAACTTATTGGGGTATGAAATATTATCTCCACAAATAGAACATCCCACTTGCCCACGTGTAATAGCATTCATACTTCTTTCAAATATATGATTACAGTCTAAACATTCCCATTTAAGTTTTACATCATAGCCAATGTACTCATCACTCAATCTAATATTATAATTATTTATTTTACACCAATTATTAATATTTTGATATATGTATATATTAGATTTATAAAACCCTTGTGGTATATAACCTTTTTTTATGCTGGAAATTTTAATTTTACTATACATATATCCATCCGAATTAATTAAATCTACATTAATTTGAGTATTTATTATTTTAACATTAAGTAATTTCCAAGTATCTCCTAAGTTATTATTAATTATTTGCTTAACTTCTTGTGCTTTAATTCCATTAATATATAATGAATTAAAACAATTTATACAATAATGTTGTTCATCGTCTTTAATATATTTTCGATAATCATTCAATGCTATTGTTTTTAAATATTCTCCACACTCATCACATCCAATATCAACTTGCACCTTATAACTATCTAATAAATCCTCTACTTTAACTAATATTTTTGTATTCTGTGGAACTGACAACCTTCCTTGATTATCTTTTTCCCTTGGTATTATATATCCTTTATTTTTATACCATTTAATATGTCTTCCACTTAAGCCAATTTCTACTTCTTTTGTTAGCAACATTAATTATTACCTCCGACAGCAATTATTTTTATTTTCCGAGAATTTTAAATAAGGGAAAAGAACTCGGATATTCTCTTATCAATAAGGCTCATGACTTCCTTATCTATCCCAATATTATTATACTATTATTTTATAACTTTGTCAATAATATTTATATTTAATTTAATTAGCTTATAACTTTTCCATCGTTTGAGTCGTAGTCCCTAGTAGTGGCTCCTCCGTCATTTAGCTGGTCATCAGGTTTTTTCTCCCTACCACCTAAATTACTAGGATTGCTTCCGCTTTGAGTATAAGACGTACTAAAAGGAATGAATTGTTGCGTGTCCCAACTATATAGTGTCTCATCATCCATCTGCATTTCATATTCTTCTGGTAATTTTCCCAAAGAAGCGAGATATTCTTTACGACACACGCCAAGGGTTGCAGCGTTCTTATACCTATTCGAAACTTCTTCACGACTAAATGAGTCCCCGAACATCTTAATCCCAAATTTATAAGAACCCGTTCTTTGTGCTAATTGATAATTTATATTTTTAGTATATTGTCTGTACATATGATTTATAAATTGCATATCAGTAGTATTACTATTTTTAACAGCAGAACCAGATTTACCATCTGCTGAACCATATGTTAACGGTGATATACCAGAATTTTGCCACATACTATTTCCCACTATACTTGAAATTGCTGCTATACTTTGATTGTCAGAGGTCTTGATTTCTGTGGCACTCATTGGAGAGGAAAATACTGTAGTTCCGAAATTTAAGCCAGCTTGACAAGCCGCCACCCATTTGGCAGTAGTATTGAAATCTATGGAAGGTTTTCCATCTTTATCCAGTGGTGCTTGTAAATATATTAATTTAAATGTGTCTAACATCGTTTTGGTCTTCAAGAGTTGACGATATTCATCTATTCCTAACACATCTCTAAACAAACCCCTTAAAGGATTCAATCTAGCAGCCTTGGTGTCATCAAAAAGAAACACTACCGATTTTTTAGGTGGCATTTGTATAAAATAATTTTGATTAGTCTTAATATCCTCATAAAAATCTTCAAACCAATCAGTAAATTCAGAAGCATAATCATTAAGTGATTGTGGTGTACGAAGGAAAAACGTCATGTCAAAGGCATATGTGTATCCTAAACTTGTTCTTCCATTTATAATACATCTATTATCTCCAGAAGGCATTTCTTGATAATCAATATAATTATCCGCTTCTCTTAAATAGTAAAATTTTCCACCCTCACGTATGACACCTAAAGTTATATTAAAAAATTGTTCTTGAATTCTAAGTTTCGTTAAAAAATCTAATGCTTTCTTTTTAGAGTTTTTATATGTAGCAAACGCTTTTTTATCTTTTTTAGGATCGGGAACGGGAGTGATAGGATAAATGTAATAATAAAAATCAAGATTAGATGCAAAATGATAAACTACACGTTCAAATTGTAAAGATACCCCCTCAAGATACTGTGACAAATTACTTAATTGTTGTTCATATCTATGAGGTTGTAATAACCATTTCTCAATCTCTTGAGAAGTAGGTTTATATGGAGATATATTTATATCTTTCATCAAAGAGTTACTATAATGTGGATAGTATCCTTGATTATTATTTATCTTTCTTAACAAACTATATAATGTATTAGAATATGTTTCTAAAAATTTATCTGGTGACATATCTGTATTTGATATATCACTGTTTATATTACTATTTATATTATTATTACTATTTGTTGTAACAGAAAGTGATTTTTGCTTTTTTCTTGCCAAATATTTCACCTGCCTACTTTTTTAAGTGATTAATTAGTAATTTGAAAATTTTTCCCAAGGTTTTGATGTTGGAGCAATAAAGAAATTTTCAAGATCATCTTCTTCTTTTTCTTTTAATAAATCTTGTTCTAATAAAGAAATAAAATACCCTCCATAACTGCAACTTGTATACCTATCTTTCCTTGCTGTACCAATTGTTTCTAATTTAATATTTCCATTAAGTATGGTATATTCTAAATTAATAGTCTCATTAACCATTTCTGAAAATTGTCTATATGGATGAATATACCATACAGTTAAATTAATATCTTGATTGCGAGAAAAATCTTTATTTGTTTTATTTAGATATTCTTCACCATCATTTTCATCAATAAGGAAATTACACATATTTCTTTGTAGTTTATCTTTAAAATCTACTGCAATATCACTATTTAATCTAGCATTAGCTAAAACAGGATATATAACAGGTTTTGCTTTTGCTGCTAAAGTTTTTTCTTTTAATTCATCAATCAATGATTTATCGAGAGATTTATGTTCATATACTGTAAAAGCATCATATTCAATTCCACGTTCATCATCTTTTGTTACTGTTGCAAGTCTCTCGAAAATTGTAATACCTACGTTATGTAAATCAAGTACAATATAATCTGCTTCAAAATCATGATAAATTTGTTTTATTCGTAATGCTTGTTTTTCGGTATGCTCACCTTGTTTTGATTCCATATAAACATATTCACGGTGATATCCTTTTAATGTAGGTAATGCTCTTATACAAGTAATAATTGTATTGTCATTTTTCTGACCTTTTCTTGCAGCAATATCTACTGAAACAATTCTAATTTCTCCATCTACTCTTTTTATTTCATTTGGATTTTTCTTTTTATTTAATATATCATGTCTTAAAGGATAAAACGACTTCTTTAATTTTCTATTTTTTTGAAACATATCTAATTTAAAATAAGAATTACTGTTCTCTCCAAATGGGATATTTTCATATTCTTCTAAAAAAGTTATTGCATCCATAGTCGATCTGTCTCTTGCTATTGCTTTTTTAGTTTTAATATTATGTTTAATAGCAATTAAATAATCAAAAGCAATAAAACCTGCATCTTTTCCTTCTAACATCATTTTTATAGTGTCTAAAGTTTCTTTATACCACCATAATCCTTTATGATAAGCAGAAGATATAAGAACTTGTCTTGGTTCTTCAATTAAAATTTTTTCATTTGCATATTCTGGTTTCATTAAATATGGTGTTTGTCTAGCATATGAAAATGGTTTTACTATCGCATCAAATTTTGTTTTGTCCATTATACGAAATTCTTCACCAATTGTGAAAGTAGATCTTTCTCCTCTCCCACTTTCCTGACAAGCTACAACCTTAATAGTTGTTCCATTTTGTAAAGTACAACTACAATTATTTTGAGTATCTGAAAAATCTTTTACTTCTCTAGAAATATTTGGATAGTCATCTTTTAATCTTGACATTTTACCAAATATAATACCTGCCTGTTTCATTGAGGCTGCTACAATTACAATTTCACTATTTGGATAAAGTACACCTCTAGCATAAGCCAATAAAGCAATTAACCATGACTTTGCTGCTGCTCTACTTGCAATTGTAACAAAACTTTCACATATACTCATAAAATATATCCAAATTATTTGATACCAATATAATTGTACTCCAAAATAATGTTGAATAAATCTATGAATATTACGTCGATAAAAAGTAGTCCAATCAATTAAATTTTCTTGCCATTGTTCATTTCTATCTTTATCTTTTATCATTGACTTAGGTGCTTTAAATTGATTACTATGTCCAGAATACTTACTATGATTATTTTGATAATTATTATAACTACGACCCATTAAAATCACCATCAATTTTCCCAACATCAACACTATCTAAATCAGCATCAATATTATCATCAACAAAGAAATTTCTAACACCTGTAAGAAAATTTTCAATGGGACGAGAAATATAATTTTTCAGATATGGTTTAAATCCATCTATATCTTTATATTTATCTTGTTGTTCATACCATTCTGCTGGTCTAAATTGTTCAATATCTTTTACCCATAAACCAAATGCTTCATGTGATTTTCCAGCACTTGCTTGATTAGCTTTTGCAGGATCAACTGATGCTGTTTTAAAAAGTTCTTGTAATTCTTTTACATCTTGTGATACGCCTTCTTTATCTGCACGTTTATTTCTTATTATTAATATTTTTACACAAATTTCTTTCAGTAATGTTATTTCAGCTTGATTATCACATTTATGTGTTTGTTTCCAATTTGACAATTCTAATTCTAAAAATATATAATCATCTAATGAAAATCCTCTTCCCCAAAATAAAACTAAATCATCATCAATTTCTTCTTCAACTTGATCATTAATAATATTTTCAAATTCACTATCTTTAAATCTAAATGATTCTAATTTTTCATTATTCTTACTTGTGGACCCAAGTTTACTTTTATAATATCCAAATAATTTACTTGCTTTTTTACCTTTAGACATTAAATTTTCTACATGCGATTGTGCTTGTTTTAACGCTTCTTCGCTATACCTTACATCTAAATCTCTACATGTTAATTTTAAAGCAATATCTATATTATTATGTATTGAGAAATAATTATCGAAAATCTCATTACAATGATCTCGACAAATTGAAAGATAACCATTTTTATCTATATTTGGATTTGTACATTCATAAAAATAAGATATAGGATGCATTTTCATACAAATTCTACAATAACCTTCTCCAGATACAGTTTTAACTTCTTTAATATTCTTAATAGTTTTAGTTAATCTTGGCATCTGGCATCATCTCCTTTTAAAGTAATATACTTGTATTCATTATCTAATAAATTATCAAATTTAAAATTATAATATTTATTAAAATTATCTTTATCAATTATTAAATTACCGTTACACAAATATTTTTAAATTTATCCTCCATTTCTCCACGCATATAAAAATAAAATAGAAATTAGGATGTGTAGAGAGGGAATAGCTAATTCCCAATTACTTAACTTCTTAAAATAAACATATTTAAAATTATTATATTTATAATCTAATACTAACCTAAAAAATATTACAACCAAATCTCACTTCTATACTAAATAATAAACACACATTAAAACCCATTAAGATAATAATTAATGGGTTTTATCTATGATTATTTAATTGTCCTTCCGACTATCTAACCCCATCTAGTAGAATTATTAATCATGTTAAGTATTTGTTCAGCAACTTTATTCATATCATCTTTTGTATTATTAACAGTTAAATTACATGTAATATTAGTTTTAGATTCTTTTTCATTTTTATTTGTATCATTAACAAATTCCTTTTCACAATCGTTCCATCCAATTTCCTTACCCAACATAAACAATTCATATAAAACATTTTTTATACATGAACTACAATCACAATCTAAGTTTTCAATTCGATCATAAAATTCTTCAATAATACTAATATCTAAGCATATATCTTTATTTTCACAATCATCACATTTATCAACTGATTCCTCATCATAATCTTCAATAAAATTATCCGCAAATTCGTCTAAAATAGATTTAATAGAAATTTTATTTCCATTTGTCTCTTGAATTCTCTTAGCAAATAATTCTAACAATTCTCCGTAATCAAATTCATCTTCTTTACATCCTTCGCAATCTTCACAACAATCACAAACTTCATCGTCATCGTATGTATAAGGACTATCATTTATTTTTTTTACTTCTTCTTTATTATATTCACTTAAACCACCAACAAAATCTTGATAAGATTCAAAATCAACTTCTTCACCATCAATATAAAACTTACTTTTTACGTGTTCAAAAGTTTCATCATCATAGTAATGTTTGGTTGTTAGTTGCATGTTTTAATATTCTCCTTTAAATTTATATTATTATTTTATAATTGTAATAAATATAATTTAATTATTACAACATATCTTTTTCCTTTAATATTGTCGCATTTTTAGAACTCTCAATAGTAGCATTAGCATTTATATTAGTTATTTGTACACTATGATCGACATTCATTTTATTCAGAATTAACGTAATAGAATCATCCATTGAAATACCTGAATTAATTAAACCTGTGTAAAAACCAGAATAATATGAAGAATCTTTTAATCCTCTTTTAAATTCATCTAAATCTAATTGAATATTAGTATCTTCTGCTAGATTATCAGTTGATATCTCTAATGGTTCAAAGAATAGAATCACTTCTGATGTAGAAGAGAGTAGGGGAGTGGTATTTAATTCTTGTTCTTGTATTTGTGTTTGAGATATTGTTTTTGTTTTATCGTTCATATGTTTTCTCCTTAAATTAAATAATCAACTACTTTTAGATTGTCTTGACATGCTTCGCTTCCCCAAAAGTACCAATCATATTTTAATTTCTTAATTTCTTCTAATCTTTCTTCAGTTATATTAGTATTATTAATAACTATCTCTTTTAACTTTTTCCACATAGTATTAGTTTCTTCCATATCATCAATCATTTCTTGATGTTTACCAAATGAACCTGATATAATACTATGAACCATAATTCTAGAATCAGGTAATGCTCTACGTTCTGAACCACATATAAGCAACCAAAATCCACCAGAAAAAGCTGTAGTATGAACTGTTATGATAATATTATATCCTTCATTAATCATACTTTTTATTTTGGAGCATAAAGCAATTGTTGAGTACGCATCACCACCATATGTGTCTAAAACTATTTCTATTGGTTCTTTAGTATTATTTTTCTTGTCAAGTAATTTAAGTCTATCTAGCCAATACATTACCTTAAAAATAGAATCTCGTTCTATTTCCTCAGAAAATAGAATACGTCTGTCTCTCATAGCAGAGTTAATACGCATTTCATCCATTATTCTATCATTTGGTATTAAATATTCCATGTATATATTACCTTTCGGCATTTTATTTTAATTCAAACTAATATTATATTCAATTGTTTTACCAACACATTCTTCAAAAACAACAAATGTAGAACTTGCTTCAGAAATCTTTTTAATTTTTAAACTAAAATCATCTAATCCACAGATTGAACCAACACCAATAGTACCTTTAGAAACACCTAAATTTATACTATTTGCATGATGTTTATGACCAGTTACAAGGTAAGAAATATCTTCATTATACATATATGAATAATCTCTAATTGATTGTTGAACATCTTTTTCTTCACCATGAGTACCTAAAACATTAAATCCTGCAATTTGTGTATATATCATTTCCGTTTCATTTTCCATACATTCAATATTAGGATTATCTTTTAATATTTCTTTTGTTAAAACAAAAATTACTTTGCTAATATTTTCATGTGGCAATTCCCCTTTTTTAGTACCTAACAATCTCAAGTCTGTATGGTTTCCACATGTAGAATAAAATTTTATTTTAACATTTTCACTTAATAAATTTAACCATGTTGCTATGAAATAAGAATATTTAATTGCTGATTCAATAACACCATATTTTAAATTTATAAGTTGTCCTAGATGAATTAATCCATCTAATTCATCACCAAGATTCATTATATGTATTTCTGTTAAATTTTCTTTTTTACAAATTTCTATAGTTTTATCAAGTAGTTTATACATTCTTTGTTTAAATATATCTTCATTATATTCATTAATAATCTCACCTTTAAGTCCTTTAATTAAAATTTCTTTTCCAAAATGTGCATCAGAAATACACAACAATCCTTCTGTTTTATTTTTATTATTAATAATTTTAATAGGGGATGGAAGAGGTTGAATTTCTTTTATTGCTTGAATTGCTCTTTCAGTAAATAATTCAAATCTTGCATCCTCTCTTAATAATTGTGATAATACTGCTTTTTCTGTTTGAACTTTTATTTTTTCTTTTTGTAATTCTTGTAATTTTTGCTCATACTCATTCAATATCTTATCATCACTAATATTAATTATCTTTTCTTTATCAAGATAAGGAAGAAGCATTTTTAAACCATAATACCTTTTCCTACATTCATCAGAATTCAATGTTACCCCAAATGCTAATTTAAATAATTCAACATAATCAATATCATAAATTCCATTTGATTTACCTTCAATAAGTCTAATTATATAATCATAATCTGATTCGTTATCTTTTCTTAAATGTTCCATACAATTCCTCAATTCAATTTAAAATAGTGTAGAAGAGGTATAGAATATCGACCATTATTCTTTTTAATCCTTCCAATCCATTTCACTTACCATTTTACTAATTTCACTTCTATGATCTTCTATCATATTAACTTGCCCTGCAATATATTTATCTTTGAAATTATTGCTTGTAACAGTTAATCCATTTCTATTTAAACAGTATCTATTATCAATCTGCATAGTAGAACCATCTAATAATACAAATGTTCCTTCACCAATTCTAGAAAGTAATCTTTCCATTTCAGAAGGTGTAAAATCTTGTGCCTCATTTATATACAATATAGAGTTACGAAGTGATCTACCTTTAGCAAATTGAATAGGTAAAATTTCTAATCTATTATTTCTAAGTAATATATCCATTATATTATCTTCCGAGGTGGTATCACATAAAACACCAAGTAGAGGAGATGTCTTTTCTACTACATCTCCTGGGATTGCAGGAAATTCTCTTCTTCCTTTAGGTGGTGAATCACTTTTTACAAAATATAACTTATCAACTTTTTCTTTGTCTAACATTTGCAATGCCCAATGTATCATCAAAAAACTTTTACCTACGCCATATTTTGAATCAGTTATTTTAATTTTTATATTATCATTTTGAAGCATATGTATAAATGCTTTTTGATAAATATCTAATGGTACAATTTTATTTACATATTTATTTATTATTGGTTTAATTTTTACTTCTTCAAAATACTTATTCCATGTAAATAAATATTCATCATTAGATGTTGTATTATGAATTATTATATATTCATTAGGTTGAAAATTATATAAATTAGGATTTTCAAGTAAATTAACATATTCTTGCTCTGTCAAAGTTAGTTTTCTAATGCCATTATATTTATCATTACTCTTACCATCTTCAAACTCAAACATTTTACATGGTAATCCTAATGCTTGTGCTTTAACAATTAAATTGTAATCATCTGAAATAAAAATCATATCTTTATCATTATTTTCATAAGTAGTATATGCCATAGACAGTATCATATTATCATTACTTTGATTAGAAAACATTACACCACAAATATTAACACCATTCATTATAATATCTACATTATCAGCAGAATTAATATTTTTAATTGCTTGTCTTGCTTGATATGATATTCGTTCATCTCTTTTAAGTTTGTCTAATTCTTCAATTGAGACAATACTTATATATATACGAGAATAATTATCAAAATTAAATTTTGGACTTAAGAGTACATTTGTATCTACAAAAATCTTTTTTAATTCTTTCATAAGATATCAATTCCTCTCGGAAAATTTTTGTTGCTTACTATTCTATAACATCTTTCTTATACATATCCTTAAAAACTCTATCTGCCATCCAATCAGGTACTAAAATCTTTTTCCTTTTACTTTTCTTCTTTTTTGAAGTACCAGACAAATCAGGATACTTCCCACCTTCCATTTTTAAAATTTTTTTAGAGATTAACCATTCTTTTTCTTGTTGACTGATTTGTTTCAATGTTACGTTGATTCTCCTTTTGTAGTTTATTTTATTTAGTTTATTGTATTTCAAATTTTTTAATAGGAAACGAAAATAGAAAACGAATGAGGAAATTAAAAAGAGAGCAGGACGCATCCTAACTCTCTAAAGTGTAGTCCGAAGACATCCACCGTGATTACTTATAGTTTCCATATAAGATTTTTCTTATATATAGTTATAAAACTCTTTATTTATAATGGTTTATTACTATTTTCTATTTTCCTACTTTTATCATATTCTCTTTTCCACAACTTATTTTGTTCTAATTTATTTATTTTAGCACAATCACTACAATATTTATTTTTATTATTTCTCATTATAATTAATCTACAACAATTATTTCCTTCACAAACATCAATTCTATAACCTTTCCAATCTAAATATTCATATATAAAATCTATAAAATCAATAATTTCAATAGCAACTTTACCTTCATCTTTTGCAAATAAAACTTTCATATTAGTACATTCAACTTTTCTTGACACCTCTATTAATTCCATATCTTTTAATTTATTAATCATTAAACCTTGATCTTTTTTACTTATTGCCATTTTTGTATCACTAAAAATATCTTTTAAACTTGAATTAACCCAATTAGCTTTATTTTTATTCATTTGATTATATATTTTAGAATAAACAAGTAAGACAAAAGCTAATTTTTCTAATCTTAAATTATTAATACTATTTATAATTTCTAGTTCATCTTCATATACTAATATATTTATAATATAAAAAAATTCATAATCAGATAAATTACTAACTTGTTTTACAATATTCTCAATGGTATTTTTCCAATTCATAAAATTATATTTCTTATAATTATTGCTCATAAAATTATCAATAGAATCAATAACTTGTTCCTTATCTTGACCAATCTTAAAAAAATGTTTTGCTAATAATTTTATTGTGATACTTGGTTTATCATCAACATATCCATCATTTAATGATTTATTTAATAATACTTTTTCATTCAATATTATTTTCATTAATATCCTCCGTAAACATCGAAAATTTATTACCACCAAACTCAATATCACCAAATTTATTTAAAATAGGGTATGATACAATATAATTATTATTTTTTAATAAATTGTTAATAATTATATCTCCACAAATATCCCATGCAAATTGTTTAGAATTATTATTCTTGTAGCAAATACTAATTACAATATTACATAATTCTTCAGCATTACTACATAATTCATATGCTTTTTTCTTAAAAGTATCTTTTAAAATTTGTCTATGTATTTTATTTTCTTCATTATCAATTCTTTTACTTTTTATATTTTGAGAATATTGTTGTGTTTTTTCAGTATAATCTTGATATAATTTATTAATAGCATTGTATCTACCTTTAGAATATTTACTATTTGTCATTAGTATTGAATAATCAAAATCATTATTATTAATTATATTATAATTATCAAACTCTTTTTCAATTCTCCAACAAATACGATTCATCACAGATTTACTTATAGATACAGGCATTTTAATATAATACCATTTAAGATATTCAATTTGTTCCTCTGTTTTATTTTCTAAACTTATTAACTCATCTATGGTTATACCGAATCTCATAAGACAAGTATTTTTAGTTTGGTTTATATATCTATCATATACTTTCTTCCTATATGGATATATATAATTAAAAAAATAAGGTTTTTTATTTGCTACAATACTCTTATCAAAATCACTAATAGCAGAACGATAATCATACCATTCTTTAGGTATTTTTTTACTAACTATACCTTTAATTTTATCTATCGCATTTTGTTGATAATTTTGCCCACACATAATTCTATTTAATACTTCTTTATATTCTTTACTATCTTCTTTAAATTTTACTAATACATCAAACATTGAAGTGATATGATTTGTTGTTACACCTATATCATCTCCAAATCCATCTTTATTTGATTTTATAAAATCTTTTTTCTTAGGAATTATTTTATCTGCTGTTTTTTGCACACAAAATATTGCATCTGTTTCTTTAATGGAATTAAGTATCGTAGAATTATTAGTTGTAAATACACAATCACTCGATTGTACCCCTGCTTTCGCAGTATTTCAAAAGGGACTAGACTATATCATCATCCTTAAAAAATTAAGGAGTCCGGCACTTCGATTTAAGGGAATTTCACCCACTGTATCGCTACAGTCCTACTCCTATTGTGGAATTTCACCACTATTTCAGGATAGTCGTTTAACGATTATCTTAATAATTATTAAGATTTCGCACAGGATTATCATATGTGTGTTTATTTATATTAATTTAACTAACAAATTTATAATAATGTTTTAAATATGATTTATTATTATTAATACTTAGTATTATATTACCTCTTATAGAATCAACTTTTGCTTTTGTAAAATTATTATCCCTTAAATATTCTGCACAAGCACCTATATATTCAAAAGTATCTATATAATTATTATTAATATCATATAATTGTATTTTTCTTGCTCTGCCATTTTGCTCTTTTGGTCTAGAATTATTTAGTTTTGCTAATTCTGGATTATTCATGTATTTTAATTTTAAACTATTATTGTTATAATTTGGATTATTTTCACCTTTCATTCTTCCATCTCTTGCAATATGTCTATTATGTAAAACTGTATATTTAATATTATATTCATGTGTTTCCCACTCTAAATTATCGACATGATTATTAGTTCTATCAAAATCTTTATGATTAACTTCTGGATAATTATTAATATTATTAATAAATAATTTTGCAACCAATCTATGTAATCTTTCAGTTATTCTACAATCATTTTTCCCAACAGTTACACAAACATATCCATCTTTATTTAATCTAGTTTTTAATAATTTTCCAGAACTAACTCCTATAATATTACCATAATTACTAACCTCATAATCCAGACCATTTATATTAATATTTTTCCAAACTTCTATATTTTATTCCTCCTTGATTATAAACACACACTTAGACTTCCCCTGTTAGCCACATTGTTAAGTAGTCATTTCCTACTACAAACAATTAAGTCAATGTGACACCTTGCTCTGCAAGTTCACCGGATTTTTCATATGTTATTACTAACATAAGGGACTGTAATCAATCCTTATCTAAACCATTTAAAGCATGAGCAGTAGTATCCCATGAATTAAAAATTGTAATTGTATTCATATATTTATACCATTTTCGCATATCTTCTGTATTCTTCAAATTTAATATTCTAATATTATTGTGACAAGTCATAGGAGCACGAAAACAAGCAACTTTATCTACATCTAAATCATTCCAATATTTAGAATAAAATTCTCCTTCTTTTAACAAACCTGTTACTTCCATTCCAAATATATTTTGACATAAACTAAAAATATCACCTGAAACAATAGAGTAATTTGCCTTTGTCTTTAATACACCTATCTTAGCATCTTTAATTCTTTTTTTAATCGTATTATGTATTTTATTTTTGACAAAAGAATCATCTATCATTCTTTTATCAATCATTAACGCTTTAATAAAATCATTTTCTTCATTATTAAAATTAATTTTATCTAAATGTATACCTTTAAGAAATAATATACTTTTTCTATAATCCTTACTAATAATATCATGTATTTCTTCTGTCGTTGGTTTAATTAACTGTTCAATACCTTCAGTATTTAAGTATAAAGATTGCAAAAATTGGTAATTTGTATGTCGTTCATTTTCCAATACTTTAGGTGTATGTTTTGTAATACTAAATGAATATCCATTATTTTTACAACAAGATAGATAATGTTCAAGTGAATCATAAGAATCCCAAAGTTTAAGCATTGAGGTTGTTAAAATTAATTCTATATTTCTAATGTCTCTATCTTCATTCCAAACATCCTTAACTATATATTTTTTATTTGCTATATTTTTTGCAAAATCTTGGAAATTAAACGAAAAAATCATGCCTTTACAGAAAGAATTACGCAGACAATATCCACTAGGTATAAAATATTCTTTATCTTCTTCATCAATACTTTTATCATTATTAATTTCTTTTATCCATCTTCTACTTAATTCAGGTGAGATAATACCATACCCATCACTATCATTTAATTCAATAGGATAATCTTTTTCATATACAATATCAGGATACTCTGATATAGTATCATCTATTTTAATTACATTTGCTTTAAAATTTGTTATACAGTCATTTACAACTAGTATTCCTTTTGGATCTGATACAGGAATACTAGAAGAAGTAACTAAAGATTTATATGATTCTAGTTTTGCAGGTATAAAATTATTATTCATATTTCTACCATTATCTATTTTATTTTCTAAATCTTCATAAACATTTTCACTAACATAAGTTATTGTATATTTTTTTACTCCTCCAGGAGTGCCTAGTAGATGTTTAAATTTAACACCGTTAATATAAAATCCTTTCTTACTATTCATTCTATCAAAATCTTTATTGTTATCTATTACTATACAAACATAATCCTTTATCAATAATAAATCATATATTTTATTATATAATGATTTAATTTTTCTACGATTATCAATAGAAGTAGGTAGTTTTTTTATCTTGCTTATATCCCTATAAACATTATTAACTTTTTCATATATAGATTTAGTGTTAACTTTATTTATAATATCTATAAATCTAATTAATGCACTTTCTGCCAAAGAAACTAATTCATTTTTATCAGATGCTTCATCAATACTAATATTTAAATTCCATTTTGATTTTCTTAATCTAGTAGAATTAATTTTATATATGTATCTTTGTGGTGGGTAATTTGACAATAAATTAATCCTCCTTTAATAATTACATTATTATTTATTTTTCCATCATATGGTCATACCAAGCAGCTAAATGATCATCTACATCCCAATCATTAATATCTTTTGATTCATAATTGCTATGTCTCCAATTATTGTCAATTATAAAATCATCATAACTATAATTAAATAAATCTTCACAAGTATCTTTTATAATATCTTCATCTTCAGAATTAATTATTTTAGATATTAAATCATTTTTTGATAAATTATCAGAAGTGTCATGTTCAATATCTAATTTATTTACTAATTCGATTAAATCATCTTCGTTAAAATTATATAAATAATCTTCTATTTGATCTTCTTCGTATTCATTATCGTCATCTTCATAATTTTCATCTTCATCAATTAATATAATATTTACTTCTTTTAGTTCATCATTAGTTTCTAATTCAAAATCATCATAAAGATTATAATTAATATTAATATCATAATCTTCTTTACCTTTAAGTGTTTCAAATAATTCTTTTACTTTCATAATTATCATTCTCCTTTTATAAATATTATTTTATTTTGATTAGTATAAGAATTAAATATTCTTATACTAATCCCTAATTATCAGTAATAACTTACCTAATTAACTAACAATCCATCATATAATCATTAAACTTCTCATAAATATCTTCCTTATCTATCCCATATATACTTTCACACTTCTGTATAATTCCACCTTGTATCCATTCAAAAACATTTCTACTCTCAAACTTGCCGTCAATATAAAATGGTTTGCTACCATTATATTCCAACATCATACTAATACTCTCATTTCTAACTCCATGACCTTTAATTAAATAATTATATTGCGAGAAAATAACTTCTAACCATAATTCACATCTAAATTCATCTTTAAAACATCTCATATTATCATCCATGTATTCTATGTATTCTGCTTTAACTTTTATATTTTTATAATTTTCTTCACCAAAAGTTTCTACTACAAATTTATGTAATTTTTCTTCCATAATTGCTTCAATTTCATCTAAATCATATTCAGATACAATGAAATTTTTACTAATTTTCATAATATCATTTCTCCTTTATTATTTATATTATATTTTTATAGTGTTTTATCTGTCGTTAAACTAATCAAATCCATCATTAACTTTTTATCTTTCTCACTCATATTATTAACTTTATACACAACATCAATCAATCTCTCAATAGAATATGTCGATATACCACTTAAAGCATTACTAACTTCTTTAACCTGACTTGTAGCTTTCTCTAATTCAGGTTTTAATTGTGTAATCTTATTTTTCAATTCATAAATCTTCTCATCATAAACTTTTTTAAGTTCAGTTTTATAAGTTAAACCAAATGATTTCAATCTTAATAAATCATCATCTAAATTTTCAATACTATTTTGAATATCTAATTTTCTTTCCTTAATTAACTTATCAACAAAATTATTCTGACTGACTTCTGAATTTAATTCTTTAAACATTTCTGCTTGACCTTTAGTTACCCAAATTAACTCTCTGTTATCACTCATAATATAATCTCCTTTATTTATATTTATTAATTTAAATTTATATGTAAATACTACTTAATATCCTATAATTTCTAGAATCAACTTATAATTCTCTCTTAAAAATTCCCCTTTGCACCATTTATCACAGAAAATATTATTATCTACATCTTTCACAACGTCTTTATCCTTACTATCCAATTCCCTCAAACAATTAGAACAATATATAATATTATTCTTGTTATCCATACTCCTTTCATTTATATTATTTTGTCCCATCTATAATATCTACCCCTAACCCTGCAATTTCCTCTAATGCACTACTACTGATTTCTATATCAATATCTAATCCTACCGAATTAAAAAGCACTTCTTCTAAATCTAATCCATTTACATGATAACTATCTAAACCATACTTATCTAATTTTTTAAGCAATCTTCCATCCTGCTCATCATATAGTATCTTACAACCTTTTAAAATCTTAATATCTATATGATTGCTATACCAACAATCTATTTTCTTTAGAATTGTAGATATATTTGTTGTTTGGGTAGGGGAAGAGAGGATGTAGTCACCACGATCTGAATATGTAAGTTTTCCTGAATATGTAAAAGTTTTATTTAATTTATTATTATTTATTTTATTCATATATATTTACCTTCCTTTTTATTATTTATTAATTTATTTTATTAATATATTATATTTTATTGTTCAATTAACTATCTAATACTATTTATATTATTCACTAACCTAAATAAATTCCAATATAATCTTGTTGGTCTACTTTGCATTACTATATAATTTCTATTTCTTGTAATTAAATTTCTCATATAAAATTTAATTAAAACGCAAAATTATCACTCAAATTTGCTCTTTAAAAATCTATGCCCATAACTATATAAAAATTTACACAACTCTTGAATATGACCTCTGAAATTCAATTTTAAATCACAATTATTCCTAAAAGTGCTACAAAACATTAATATTATTGACTTTATAGCATATTACCACAAACTACTGATTTATAAGGGTTTATCGCAGTTTTAAAATTAATTGAATTTAGATCAATATGAAAATTTCTAACAAAAATTAAAAAATAATAATACTAATTTATTATACTATTTTCTTACTTTCCTTTTCTAACTTTTTCTCTAATTTTTGTTGACGTTTAAATTCTTTTAATTGTTCTAAACGTCCTTTTACTTTAAATTTAAGTGCTAAATCCAATTTATCTATGTATTTTTCATTTACTAATAAAATAGATTCTGTATCGCCTTGTGCTAAGATAGTATATTCAATATTTTGTTCATCTAATTTATTGATGGTTTGATTACTAGGAAAATATATTGCCAGTGTGTCTTTAGAGTATCTGTATATATATGTACCTGAATTTCCTTGAAGATATTGATTCTTTTCATTTGTCATTTTGTCTATTATTGTTTCATTTGTATTATAGTAATTTTCTGTAAAGATGTTGTAAATTCCTAAGTATTTCTGGATAGGGTAGACCTCCTTTCTTATAGATTTTATATAAGTTTAAATTAAATTAAACTTTTATTCTTCATCATTTTCTAATATTGTAAAAGTAACCATAGGATTATTTACATATTGTAATAATTCTGATCTTATTATATCTGTTATTTTATTAAGAATAATAGGAATTATTTCATTTGAATTATTTAGATTTGAATTATTAGTTTCAAACTCAACTTTATATTCATATTTACCCATATGGGGATTTTTCACCTCCTTTCTTATAAGATTTGTATTACTTTTAAGATTTTTGTTTATGTATTTGTTTATTGATTAATTGTATTATAGCATGAGAGTAGGGTAGAAGTCAATAATTATTTTTATATTATGTTAAATATTTTTAAATTATTATGTATTTTTATTATTCAATCTTTTCTCTGCAATATCACAATAATCCTTATTCATTTCAAATCCTATATGATCAAAACCCGATTCTCGACAAGCAAGAAATGTTGTACCTGAACCTTCAAATGGGTCTAAGCATATACCATTAGGTGGAGTAACTAATGTGACTAAATATTTAATTAATGATAATGGTTTGACGCATGGATGATTATTTCCTTCACCACGTTCCTTTTTACTTGCTTTAGCACAATACATAAAATTAATATAATTTCCTTTTTTCTCTTTGATATTCTCTGTGATATTTATTATTAGATTCTTTGTTGATATATCTCCATTCTCGTAATTTTTCTCTTGAACAATTTTTACAATATCCTTGATAACATTCATTTCTTTTATAAAATTCATTAATATTTTTATATTCTCCACAGTGTTGACATTTTCTATATTCAATTCCATCAATAATTTTATGATCTTTTCTTGCATCTCCATGTAATTTATTATGTTTATATTTTGATAATAATTCCAAATTTTCAATTCTATCGTCAGATTTGTCACTATTAATATGATGCACTTCAAATCCAACAGGAATTTCTCCATAGTTTTGTTCCCATATATATCTTGCTCTACGTTTTGAATAAATTTTTCTATCTCCTGGATTACGCCATTTAATGTACCAACGACCTTCAGATTTTCTATAATATTCCCACATATATAATCATCCTCACAATATAATATATTTAAAAAATATCTACTTGCTCCACCTGTATCACCATGTTGATTTTGTAATGTTGATTTACCTCTTAAAAATCCCGTATTAGATTCTCCTTTATAAGCATCTTTATTTTCTTTTACTTTTCCACTTTTAGTAATACCACTTTGCAAATCTAATATTTTCCCTGCTTCTTCGTCCATAATTATATTTGCAGGGAATCTACCTTCATTATTAACACATTCTCTTGCTTGGTTTAATGGTGTACTACCTGTACCATATAAAGTATCTGATGTACCAAATCCTATTGATTTAGAATTCTCAGTAAAGTTACATTTTGCTTTAACAATTTTTAAATCTTCTTCTGATTGATATTCAACCCTACAATCATCAATATTAATTCCACCAGTGTTCCATTTTAGAACATTATCTACTATAGTTTTTTCACTTAGAGGTTTTCTTGCTACTATAATTGGTTCGTGTGCTGGTTTAAGGGATGTACCGTATCCAGACCATTGCTTTGCTTCTTCTGTTGCTAAATCAAATAATTCTTCTGTTTTTGAATTTGATTGTGAACCAACAATTTTAGCAAAATCATTTCCACCACTTCTTTGATGCACAATTTCACCAATCTTTTTACCTTTTTTGCTAATAAATTGTTCTCTAAAATATGGTTTGTCCTGCAATATTTCTTCTAACAATAAATATCTTTTTTCATTGGGATTTTGAGGACAAGGAGTATTAATACCAATCCAATGATCTATTTGTCTAGGTGTTACATTACAATGTTTTGCAACATCTTTTTTATCTAAATTTAATAATTCCATTCTTTTTAAAATCCATTCACCTATATTAACTTTACATCTTCTTTTTTCCATTTCTTTTGAGATATTCATTGATTTGGGAAAACCAGTCGAATAGATCCAGTCAATTTGATCTCTAATTTCAAATACTGCTAATCTTAAACTTATACACATTAAATCATATGTACGTGTTCCAGCAAAGCATAATAAGTATCCTCCTGGTTTTAATACTCTATATGCTTCTTTCCATATAGAAGGATTGGGAACAAATGAATCCCATGCGACATTCATAAATCCTTTTGAATTATGTATGTATTCTTCATTGTTTAACCAGTTAGTTAAAACCTCTACTATATTTGGCTCTTTAGATAATCCGTAAGGTGGGTCGGTGACAATTGATGATATAGAATTATCTGGTAGTAACTTCATACCTTCTTTACAGTCTTGATTATAGATTTTATTTAGTTGTAGCAATAGGGGAGTCCTCCTTTTTATATTTTGGTTTATTTATTATATGAATTAACAAAAAATATGTATATGTAAAAAATTTATATTTATATTTTATCGTATTTGTTCTAATTCTAATAACATTTCTTCGTAATCTTCTTTATACATCCATTTGAATTTACCTGCTGTTTTAGCTTTGCCACTACAACATAATGATATACCTCTTATATTTAACTCTTTTTCTGCCTTTGTAATACTTTCCCATTCTTTTATAAATTTATTTTCAAGTAATAATTGAATAACTTTTCTTTTACCTTTATTATAATCACAGAATCCTGATTTAACACCTTTGTTTAAATATGAAACAATAGTAGCATGACATAATTTCATTAATTTTGCTATTCCTTTTGTACTTTTGATACCATTATTCCAATAATCACATGCGATTTTTACTAAACTCTTATTAGTAAATTCTTCACATTTATTCCAGTCTATTATGGATAAATCAAACAAATTATTTAATTGACTATTTAATATATTGGTTTTTATATATTCTAATTCACTTTTTAAACAATCAATTCTTATTACTTCTATATTATGCTGATTTATAAATATATCTCTTTGTTTATCATCTTCTTTAGATTCTTCTGCTGTTTTATTAATTAGTGTATTTTTATTCCCGTGACCTATACCGCCATCCATTTCAAAATTATACTTTTTATTATTTAATTCAAAATAAAAATCTAATCTATAATTATAAAAATTATGTTCAGGTATAAAGTCAATTCCTAATTGCTCTAATAAATTAAATCCTACTTTATTAGCAAAAGAAATTCCATCTCCGCATTTTGGACAACTAAAGCCAAATCTAATTATGTTATAAGGAAGATATAATTTTTCATATCTACAATTAGGACAAACAAATAATTCATAATTATGCTTTCCTTGACTTATTTTATATCCTAATTCTTTATCCTTTAATAATTTTGCAATATGTGGATGAGTAGTCCAAAGATCGTTATAACCTTTTAAAACTTTCTTTGAGGGAAAACAACAAACATTACAACCTCGTTTACCATCTAATTTACTTTCACTTATTTGATCTTCGTTTCCGCATTTTAAACACTTATATTTATAACCTTTTTGCATATCTATTTTACGAGGAATTCTAATTTGTTCTATTATTTCTATTTTACTAAATTTGTTTTCTATAATATCGCCAATATTATATTTATAATCTTGAATATGTTTATTTAATAAATTACCCAATCCACAATTAATAAAAACATTAGTAGTTATACTTACTGTTCTATCATTATATTTAATATCTAAATAATTTTGATATTTTATTTTATAATAATTAACAATTTCTAATTCGTCTTCAATATTATCATAAATAAATTTTAATTTGTACCCTACACTATTCTTCCAATCATAACATAATTTATTAATATACATACCTTTACCATATTTCTTAGGTAAATCATCTAAGAAAACTTTTCTCATATAATTCCTCCTTCTTATTATTATATTTTATTGTTCTTAAAAAATTTATATCTCATAATTAAATATTCTTTAAGTTTCTCGCTAAAACAAATTCTAAAATTTGACCTTGTAATTCCAACATATATAATATTTGCCTCTTCGTAAAAATCTTCTATTTTAAAATCAATGTCATCACCTTTATTTATATATTCCTTTCTAAAAACAGTAGGAAGATCAAATATATCATCAGAAATATAAATTGGTAGTGTTATTGATTTTCCTTTAGATTTATGTATGGTACTAAATAAAACATTTGCTTTATTTGTATCATTAGTTGTATTATTTTTTATTCTATCTATAATATCAGGAATTAAACTACCATACTTTTCAATCATTCTATTAATAGCAATAATCTCTATATCTCCTACACGATCAGCATATTTTATCATCTTATTATAATCTTCAAATTTATTAAATAAAGGATTATTAACTTTGTGACCTTTATAGAACCAGTAGGCATCTTTCAAAACTGAAAAATTATAACTAGAAAAACCAGATTCAAAATAGAGTTTAGCATTTTTATTAGCACTAATAACTTCAATTGCTTCACCTAATATAAATGCATTAGTTCTACATAAACAAACATAAGGTTTAGATTTATCAATATTATCCACAATTTTTTGTTTGTCATTAAATCCCTTCATATTAATATCAATTTTATAAATATCTTTAATTATAAGATTAGCAATATTAGCAATATTCTGACTTACTCTAAAAGAAGTGGTTAATTTGTATTCTTTACCTTCAAATAAAGGTAGTATATTAGTTGAATCTCTCCACTTGTATAAACTTTGGTAAACATCACCACAAATTACTATACCTTTAACATTAGATGATTTAAGTATATCAAGTAATAATTTCGACAAATCTTGACATTCATCTACCATAATTATGTCAAATTTGTTAGATAAATCCATTTTGCTAAGATGGAAGAGTTTTAAATAAAAATCATGTTCCACCTTGACTGAATTTTTATAATCCTTTTTTAATTCCCATAATTTTTTACATTTATGTATAATCAAATCTCTTTGTTTTGTTGTATTGCCATCTTCATCTTTAAATAATTCAATCTCTTCAAATTCAATTTTATCAGATAACATATATTTTTTCATCATTGCATCTATTTTAACTGCTAATTCCATATCTTTATTCCAATCAAGTTTTAAATCCTTAATAATATCTACAACTCCATAATTGAATGTTAATTTATTTTTGTAAAATTTTCCTACTATGCCATAGGCAAATCCATGTTGAGTTTTCACAGTAACATTATTTAGTTTAGAATATAATCTATCGGCTTCCTCACGCATACTTTTATTATATACTACGTAGAGAATTTTTTTAAAGGGGCGTGTTTTAGCGTAATAATAAAGAGTCGTACTTTTCGACGAACCACTTAAAGCTGCAATCTTTATCCTATCCTCTTTTGCAAATATAATATCTTTCTGTTCCTGAGTTAAATAATAACCTTCCTCAGACATGTAATCTGATAATTCAATATGTACATCATCAAATGTTTTATTATAATATTCTCTATTTAGAATATCTATTTCATTAGATGATAATATTTTTTCATTATTCTTTAACATTAAATTAAATTTTAATTCACAATCTTCACTCCCATTAGGATGAGAAAAATATTGTCTACTAATACCAAAGTTTCTTATTAATTCTTCTTTACATACTGGACATATGTATGTTTCTTCTTTAGTAGATTCTATAATATCTACTAATTTTCCATATTTACTTAATGCTTTCTTCAAATTATTAATCTCCTTTTTAATTATATTGTATTTTTACTATTCTTCAAAATCAACATGATATTTTTCTGCTAAAGTAATTTTTATTTCATTACTTAAATCTTTAGCATTTGCAGGTACAGTTAATTCTGATAACATCTTAAAATCTTTTACATATGCTTCAACTAATCTAAATTGTTTATTATACTTTATTTCACTTGGATTTTCACAATCTGCTAATAATTTATTTAATTTATCCTGTTCTCTTTTACTTACTTTAATTGCTTTATTTTCAATATAATCCATAAAAATATTATTAAATTCTTCAATAAAATTTTCACTTCTATAATCTAATATAGATTCAAATTTAGATAATACATTTTCAACTTCTTTTTTATTTTTACAAAAAATATTATACGCTTGATATGTAAATAAAATATCTTTTTCAATAAGCAATTCACTTAATTTATCTTTATATAATTTTGCCTTAATGCCATAAAATTTTTCTTTATTATTAATTATACCTGCTTCTTCTTTTGCTTTATTTTCACAATCAATTACAAATTTTCTATCTTCATCTGAAATTTCTTCATCTATGAAATTACATTTAAATTTTATTTTAATACCTTTAATACTTTGATCGCGAATAATTTTTCTAACCTTGGTAACTGAATCAAATTCTATTAAATCTAATCCACTCTTATTACTCAGGATCTTTAAAATTTTTTCCAAATAATACCGAATACAGTCGTCCATTTTATTAAAATAGTCAAACATTGTATTTTCATCTATTTTTAAATATTTACTACTTTTCTCTTGATGGTATCTCATTAAATTATAATTACCATTAATCATTTGAAATTTTTGTGCCCAACTTATAAAAGATAATGTTATTTTATAATTATCATCTTGTTCATTTAATAATTTAGTTAGTATTAATGGAGTTATATATTGAGATAAACCTTTTAATAATGGAAATATTAATTCATCATTATCCATATCTAAATTAAAAACTTTATGTATTTTAAATATTCCTTGACCAGAATCTTCTATCTCACAAAATTTACTTGCCTTTTTTATTATACCTTCCTTTATTCTATTATTTAATTTTTTATCTTTTTTATAACCTTCTTTTTGTTTATCTGTGCCAAATATATTTACTAATTTCTTAATATCTATTTCTCCAACTTTTAACTTTGCCAAATAACCATCTACTCCTTATTATTATTGATTTTATTACACTTTTTATGAAAGAGTTTTTTTCTATATAAGGAAGTATATTATATAGAAACTTTCTCTTTTTTACAACACACTACAAACACAATTATATTAATACTTTGTTAACTATTTAATCAATAAATAATATTATCTTTTAAATACTAAAAAATAAAATCCAATTAATACAGAAATTAAATACACCTTGTTCACCCCTTTTTTATTATTTATTATTTATTATTGAATTTTACCTTGTCCTTATTATACACAATAATAAAATAAATGTCAACACTTATTTATATTAATATTCTATAAAATTTATAAAAAATACAAAAATACCATTGTCGCTTTCTTTTGCTTCTTTTCTTTGGCGACAAAAATTTTCTTTCGGCGTGCGGAGTGACGTAAGGAACGACAGCAGGGCGTTAGAAAATTATGCAAAGAAAAGAAGAGATATAATCATAAAGCGTAAATATTAGTCCATAATTAAATTTTCTTGTATAAATTTCCAAGTAAATATATTTATATTATTAATTTTAGCATGTTCTAATATTTTATTTAATAAAAATTCAAAACCTTCTTTTGATATAGAAGTAATAAAATTTGTTATTGGAAATTTATTTTTATTATTATTTAAAATTTTCTTTTCAAATTTAAACATTCTACTATCATTTATTAAACATTTATTTTTATTATTTAATATGCCCATATGTCTTAAAAGTAAAAATGTATCTGTTGTATTAAATCCAATATCTTTTAGTACATTAGACAATCTTATAAATTCTTCATTAAATATATAATTATTACATATATTTTTAACAATATTTTTATTTTCTTCATTATACAATAAATTTATATAATTTTCATTACTTAATTGAGATATATCTAATTTAGGTTTTACATTTTCTTTTAATGAATTTCTAGTTGGAATATAAATACCTTTATTTTTTTTAATATTTTTTATTACACTTTCTAATATACTAACAAAATTCTTATTAGGATCAAGAGTATTAAAAATTTGTTTTTCACCTTTTAATACTAATTCCAAAGTATTTTCAACATTATAACCATCATCAATACTATTATATTGTTTTATATATTTATCTTCTAATATGTATAATAAGCATTTTTGTATTATTGGTTTTAAATCTTTGTCTATTTCCTCCAATACTTCAAATTTAAAATTATCTTTACCATATGTATTATAATCTTTTTGTAATTTATAACTATGATGATTGCCACATTTTAATTCTTTCTCATGTTCATTCCATCTTTCTTCAATATTCATAGATTCACCTATATACACCTTACCATTTATTATATTAGTAATTTTATATACTCCTATCAAAAATATAATCCTCCTTTTATTTTATCATTATTTAATTAGTTTATTGATAAATAACTATATTTATTTCTACACTATAATTACCTCCTTTCAACAAAATATATTTATCCTGTCCACATTATACTAAATATTCATACAGAAGTCAATAGAACAATAAAATAAATATTAATAAATAATATACTAATAAATCAACAACCTATATAATATATTTCACACTACAATCCAATCCTCAAATTATTAATTTTCTTCTTAATATTTTCTTTTCTTGCTTGTGCATAAATGCCTACGGTATTTAGTTTGCTATGACCGAGTTGATTCTGTAATTCTGGTAATGTAAAAACTCCTTGTTCTATTGCACTCGTAGCCATATGATGTCTTAATTGGTGAATTCCAACCTTACAATCATCACCATAACTATTAAATATATAATTAATTGTACTTTTATCTAATTTCTCACTTCTTTCAGATAAAAATATATATTGACTACTAGCAAATTTATGTTTCTCTCTAACCTCCAAATAATCTTTAATAACTTTTATTGCAACATCATTTAACAATACAGTTCTTTCCTTATCACCTTTACCAATTAATTTCAATTCTCCTTTTTCTATATCTAAATTTCTTAATTTCAAATTTGTAATTTCTTCTCTCCTAATTCCTGTATGAGCAATAAGAAAAACAATAGCAATATTTCTATCTCTATGCAAATTATATTTATTACTAACTTTATCTAAAAATTCAGACACTTGTGATTCTGTTATATTTGTTGGATTGCCTTTACCTTGTATCTTAATAAAATCCCTTTTAATAACTTTTATACTATCAATTAACCCTAACATTAATAAAAATTCATTAAATGATTTAATTGCAGATAATTTTCTATTAATAGAGGAAGATGATAAATTATTAATCTCTTCCTTATATTTAATAATAGAATCCCTACTAATATCATCATGTAAAGTAAAGAAGTGATTTAAGTCTGACACATATGATGATATTGTATTATTTGATTTTGCTTGATTAATTAGATAATTTTTGTATTGTTCAATTTTATTTTTCATATTATATACTCCTTTTGTAATTTATTTGTAGAATTATTCTACCATAATAATATTATTGTTGTCAATAGGATTATAAAAATAATTTATAATATTTTATTATTTGTCATACACCTGTCATACACTAAATATTTCCATGTATAATATGTCATACAGTCAAATATAATTAAAAACAAATAAAAAGGAGTGATTAAAATGATGATTAGTTTTAGATTAAACAGAAAAAGTGACAATGAATTAATTTTATTACTAAGTAAATATGAAAATAATAATATGTCTGAATTTATTAGATGTGCATTGAGGAATAATTTATTAACTAGTAAAGATACTACTGAAGATCCATTTACTAATAGTAATGCATCCAATACGGATAAAGTTGAAGTTAGGAATATTAATAAGAAAACAGAAATTAATAAATATAAATCTATTAAATGGGATAATCAAAAATTAAAATAATCAAATTGAGGAGGTTATAATATGTATAAATATATTATATTATTAATTTGTTTACTATACCCCCTACCTTGCTATGCTTCACCTTTAGGAGATATTGCAAAAGATTTCTTTTCTCTTCATGGTGAAGGTTCATTTCTAATAAAATTAATGTTACTTGCAGTAGTAGGATGGATATTAGAGAATTTAGCATCAATGTTTAATAATAATAGATTGGCAGGATATATTAAATTAGGCACAATAATGATAGCAATAGTTATGATGACATTTCAAGCCATTAAAGTATTGAAAAATGTTACAGCATTAATTTATATTGATTAAGAGGTGATATTAAATGTGGTTAGTAAATATTATGTTTATAATTTTAGTAGGATTTATTGTAATTATTATATGTAGAGCAGTAAATAATAGAAATTTAGCAATTATGGCATGGATTATGATGATATTTAGTATAATTAATATTTTTTTAGGTACATTTTCACCTGTTTTAAAATATGCAGAAGTTAAAAATAAAGAATTACAAGAGTATGTAGAGAAATATAATAAAATAGATAATGTTAAGGATAATGTAAAAGATACTATTGTTAAAGAATTAAAGAGTAAAGAGAAATCATTTTGGCAAACACTAACTGAATTTCCTTTGGATAATAATAAATAAAAATGGAGGTAATATTATGCCAACAGTTATTATGAATAGTAAGATTATTATATCTGGTGTAATGACAATACTATTATTAGTTAGTGGTATTAATAGTAGTTTAAGTATGATGTTTAGTGGTAGCAAGAATTATGCAGAAATAATTAATTATAATAATGAAATATTTTATGGAAATTATATTATTGATGATAATAAGATACCTATTATTGTTAGAGTAGATGAAGGAAATGAGAAAATTTACAATGAAAATAAAACTTATGATGAAAACAAGAAAAATGAGAGAATTAATCAAAATGAAAAAATTATAGATGATAAAACTCCTGGTAAAATTAATATTAGCTTTAAAGATGGTAGTGGATTAGAGATAAATTATAATAGAGATATAGGAAGTAAAGAAATGTCTGAGACAGATAAAGAATGTTTATACAAAATTGTAGATGCGATAATTAAATATATTGATAATAGTGTTGGTAAGCAAATAACTAAAGGCACTAAAAAATTTTTAAATTTTATTAAGAAAGATGTAAATTATAAAGGGAAGTGATAATATTGAAATTAGATAAAGATAAAATTATTAAGAATATTAAAAAGAAAATTAAAGAAGTAAGTGATAATTATATGAGGAATTTATCTTATGAACCATTAAAACCTCCTACTAAAGAAAATATTAGACAAATGATTAAGAAAGAAATTAGAATGAGGAAGAGTAGAGAAATAGAAGCAGAAATAGAGAATATAATGTTTGAATGTAAATTATATAATACTAAAGGTGAATATCCTCTCCATATAAATACTAATAAAAAAGGAGATAATCATTATCAAACATTTTGGAAATTATCGTATGGATTAAATTATGAAGATATTATTGATAAGAGTAAATATTTTGCAGATGCTTTAACTGCACAGATTAATATTGAACCAAGAAAAGGATTATTAATGATTGAAGTTATTAAAGGAATTATACCTGAGAAAATACAATATGAATTTAATTATATTGAACATATGGATAAGAATGTAGTTGTACCACTTGGTTATGATCAATCTGGTTTAGTTGTTTGGAATCTTGAAGATATACCTCATTGTTTAATTGCAGGTGTAACTCATAGTGGAAAATCAATTTTATTAACTGGTTGGGTAGATGCATTATTGCAAAATCCAAATGTTATATTATTTGTAATTGATTTAGCAATGGCAGATTTTTATCATGTAAAAAATTATTGTATATTTGGTAGTACATTAGATGATGCAGAAAATATATTAGAATATCTTATAAATGAATGTAATAGAAGAATACAATTAATGACACTTAAAGCAGGAGTAGTTAAAATACAGAAATATAATAATAAGTATCCTAATGATAAATTGCCATATCTTGTATTAATGATAGATGAATTTGCTTTCACTTCTCCTAGAAAATATGATGATAAAGACACAAAGAAATTAAGACAAAGATTACAAGGTATGACTGATCAACTTGCTCAAATGGCAAGGAAAGCTGGCATACATTTAGTTGTTGCTATGCAAAGACCATCAAAAGAGTTAATACCAATGGAGATAAAAAGTAATTTTCCTGGTGCTATAAGTTTTAAAACTGTTAATTTAGGTACTAGTAAAACTATATTGGAAAATACAAGTGCATTTTATTTGCCTAGAATAAAAGGTAGATTTATGGCACAATGGGAAAGTAAACAGATAGAAGTTCAAGCAATGTTATTAGAACAAGAGGATTCTATTAGAAGATTAAAAATGTATGATAAAATCACAGATAAGATGAATGTTAAAGGAGATGATATTTATAATAGATTATGGCAATATCAAATATATGAACACACGACAAAAAGGTTATTACCGAGATAGATTAATAGTTTCAACAATTGAAGATTTTGAAGTGTTGAGTACAGAACAAATATATTATTTATTCTTCTCTGATATTAAACATGGTATTATTAAATGCAGGGAGAGATTAAGACAATTAAGAAAAAGAGGGAAAATATTATCATATAGATTAGATATAAATGAATGTAGTTATCATTTTATAGATAAAAAACCATATTATTTACAACATAACGTGAATAGAAATTGGGGATTTATGTATATAATGAATATGGTTAAATGTGAATATAAATATTTAAAGTTTGATGAAATAAGATTAGAATATTATATGAAGTGTGGTATTAGGACAGATGGAATAATAGGATTTAAGAATTATGTGACAGGTGAATATAGATATTGGATATTAGAAAGTGATAGAAATGATAGTAGGAATAAGTTTACTAAGATTAAAAACTACAATGATAAATATGGGAATAATGGTGAGGAATATAGGAATGAGTATTGGTTTGATAGAGTAGAAAGGTTTCCACATGTATTGATTGTATGTGATAATAATAAAAAAAGAGATAAGATATTGAATATGATTGTTGATGATAATATGAATGGTTTAAAGTTTATTGTTGTTACTGTAGATAAAATAAAAAAGATGTTGAGATTATAGAATATGTTTAGATATTTAAAATTTATAAATTTAATAGTATATTATATAGAAGTTGAATTTATAACTTCTATTTTATTTGTATAATTTTAGGACAAGTTGAACAATATGAGTAAAGATACAAGTTACAATACATATAGGAATACATATTGTAGAAGATATGAATTTACTTATCCAATACTATATAATTACTATAAAATTAAAACGAGTAAGAAATTAAAGAAGAAAAAATAGAAGATGGTACTAGGAAGAGATATTGTGAAGATTGAAATATGTTAAGGTACGCCCCTCTATATAATTAACTAACAGTATAGTAATTTAGATATATTATTATTTAATTAGTATGAATATTTAATTGTTAATATTTACAAGTATAAAATTTAATTTTAAGGTTATTATAATTACAAATACGAAAGGATGGTATATTAATATGGAAGGATTATTAAAATTTAGTTCAATAGTATGTATGTGTATATTTACCTATATAGGAAAGATAATTATGGGTATTGATGTAAATGAAAATGATAAAATGATTTATAATTATATAGGTATTATTAGTATTGTAATAGGAATGTTCAGCAGTGGAATATTAGGTTATTTAGGACATAGGATGAGTGAAGATTGAGTATAAATTTAGATCTCCTCAAAATTATAAGTAGACAATGTAAATAGGGTTAATATAGTTAAATTTAATTCTTTGAAATGGGGATTAATTTTTTGTAAAAAGTAGTTGTATATATAAAGTAAGAGTATAGATAATAGAAATGAAATAATAATAAAAAAAATTTACCAAAGGTGAAAAAATAATAAATCACTGTAAATCATTGTTACATAAGCGTTTAAAGCATATAGCATGGACAAGTTGTATTATATTATATACACTTTATCTGAGGGATGTTGCCTAAAATATTGTATGGTAAGGAATTGATGGTTATTTGGTTTAAGTTAAGTTTGGTAAATTTTTAGGTTGTTATTTTAAAAACATAATTAATAATTAAATATAATAAATTATAAACAAAAATCAAAATTGTTTATATAGTTAAAAACTAACCAACGTATCCAAATTAGGTTTAGTTATATTGGTTTGGTTTTGTAAAAGTGATATAAATGTAGATAGTATAATGGATGTAGGGATGTTTAGGTAAAATATATTAACACTATTTTATATAAATTTAATGGTAAAAATATTATTCGATGTTTATGAATTTAATTTTATTTATTTGGTATATTATGAGTATATTTTAAAGTGTAATTAGAGTATGATTAAAGTATGATTAAAGTATGATTAGGATAAATTTAATGTGTGAGAGATTGTTGGTATTATTTGATTTGTGATATAATAAAGGAGAGTGAAATTAGTGAGTAGAGTGAGGATAAAGTAGTATTTGTTGATAAAATTTGAACGATTTTATTGATTAGAATTAAAAATATGTGGTGTAGGAGTGATTTAAAAGTGTTTTGATTATTATGTGTAAATAGTTGTTATTTATGATGTTGTACGATTGATTAGCGATAATCGCAAGTTAAAAATAAAATGGACGTGAAGATGCATCTGATTAGGTGGCATATGATAATGATTATCACTCTCAATTTGTAAACTACGCCCCGGTACTGCTCCCGACTTTGAATATCTCTACATAATAAACCTTATGTAGAGAATTGTTGGTTGAATATGGTAGTATTGGGAATTGTTAGAATATTTGTTTGTCGGCTGAGTGGCTGCTTGTTGTAGCTATGAGTGGTAAATGTATAATTGTATATGTGTGAGTGGCATAAATACCCTAGAATAATATTTACATTTGATGTGGTCGTCGTGAAGCTACATAAAATAGAATTGATGATTATTCCGGTTAATATTCTCCTGCCAGCTTCGCCGGGAATAATTTTGTCGTGAATATAAATTATAGAACATTGAGTGTGAAGAATTAAGTGGTAAACTGTGAAACACAATCAAAAAATAATTATAATGTTCCACGTGGAACATTTTTAACTGCTGTCTTGTCAGGTGTATATACAGCTGTCTTGTCACATCGTTTTAGATAACAAACAGCGTTTTGTTTAACACGTTACTACTTTAACACTTTACCATACTAAAGGATTTATCCACAACCTTGTTAACAAATTGTGTATAACTTTTTACATCTAATACTAATTAATACTACATAATTATCACACAATTACAAAGCAATAAACACTACAACATATAGTTATACAATCAATATCACATAGTAATATAAACTATCTAATATAGAAATGATTTCTATATAATAATCTGACAATTTAACTATTGTATAAGTGTACTAGTAACCTCATACACTGTATCATAATGTAACATTATTGCACACTGTGTAACTTTATACAATGTATATAAGTAAACAACGTATAATAATATACATAATACAAAATATCTAACAATTTTAACAACTCCGACTACTAAGTCAGAACAACATAAAACATAATATACATATATCTACATATTCATATAATACAATATAGTATACCAGTGTATTATCTCACTCATACACTAAAATCAATCTCCCACTAAACATACATATAATACTCTACTATATACCATACTATAGTATATATAAAACCAACAACTAATAAAACCATATACAACAGCTATTCCACAACCATGATAATAAAATGTTGATAACTTTGTTACCAAAAAACATAAACACATAAATATAAAACAAGTCATCAATATTAATATCATGCTATCAAAGTGCTACCAAAAATCAATATATACCACATCATACGTTACCAATAATATAATCAACTAACATACACTATATTACAAATCATGTTACTAATCATATTACTACTAATACTTAAATTATAAATTATCTATTATAAATCATCTATTACCATTTAATAAAGTATCACGCATTGTATATTATTACTCTATGCTACCATACATATTATCAACTATGTTACTAAAATAATATATCATGCTACCACGAATAAATATAAATTATTGCCTAATCTATTACCTAACATGCTACCAATATAAAAGTATTATATGATACCAAATATTTAGTATCGTTACCAATATTACTATGGATATGATACCTATACATATATACCATATTACCGCATTATGATACTATATAATACTTTACTGCTACCACATAAAACAAATATCATACTATCACATACTACCATCAATAGTGGTATCATCTAAGTATCACTCTAATATCACCTAATATTTACCAAATCCAAATATCCACACATTAAAATCATAATACACCTACACGCATAAATAATTATACCTGTCTTAAACCCTCTCACAACGCCAATAAACCCTATTGTAGTATACCTTAAATTTTAACGTAAAATAAAATCACATACACTAGCACCTACAGAATATAAATATAAATAAAACCAACCACGAATCAAACAATATATTATATAAACTATTCCAAAATATCATATATAAACAAATATAAATTTTCCTCATATCTAACCAAATAAGCCTTAATTTATACTAAAAATATGTTCCATTCTAACACAATAAATCACCTTATTGTTCTATTTTAATACACTATTGTTCCATTATAGAACATGTAATTGTATCATTACAATACACTAATAAATTCCAACACAATCCACACAACACATATCAAATATACCCTATATAGTATCATATATAAACAACCTAAAAACCCTATATATAATCACAGATACAAATTAATTAAATCACTATACCCTATAAGGGTATCTAACAGAATATAAATATAATAAATGGTATAAATATTGCATATAATATAGGTAGGTACATATATTTTTAAAACGAATAAGGAGGCCGACATAATGACTATTACTAGAGAGGACGCAAAAAATTATTTTATCAAATTGTCCGAAAACGAACCAGAAGATTATTATTTCCAGTTTATTGCAAAATGTGACATTGTACCTGATGAAATATTTGCTAAAATGGAAAATAGGTCAGACATACGACCGACAGTCATTGAGTATAAAATCCCTAAAGTTAAAAAACCGAGAAAACCAAGCAAAAAAGCCTATTATGCATTAATTTATAGTGGAGATAGATTTACGGAAAAAGCAACGGGATTTATTACTGGAAGTAATAATATGCATGGTGCTAGACATATGGTATATTTAGAATTTGTTGCCAATAGCTTAATAATTGAGCAGGACGACAAGAAGTATATACCAGCTTGGATTGTAGTGGAAAAAGGACTTTGGGACTTTGTTAATAAAGATGATAAAATCACTGTATAACCTCTTAGGAGGTTTATTTTTTTGCCTATCTATACATAATAAAATCCTTCATATAAGGCCGAATAAGACGGGTTAAATCGAATACACCTACACTAGATAGTAAGATTTCTTAAATCAACTCTCACAACAATAATTAAACATAATTAAATAAATCTATATAATTATAATGACCTAAAATTCATATCAATTTACAATCAATAAATAAATATAAACCATAAACAACCACCAACAATATCTACAATAAACATAAACAATTCTATCTATTATCTATATTATCTACAACACTATACAAACAATCTAACACAATATAAAAATAATACTATACAAATACACCTTGTTTTGATATAATATTAATTGAAGTATATATAATTTTAAATTTTTGAAGGAGGATGAACAAATGAAACTATCCGCATACGTCCGTGACAGATAAACTAAGCAATATAGTTACATAACTAGAAAATACCCAACTAAATCAGAATTTAAATCCGTTCTAATCTCTAATGGATACATAGTGGTAAGAATAGACAACAATAGAGATAAAGAAGCACAGGAACATGGCTTTAAGTCTTTTTCAGGAATGAAAAAAGGTATGTGTGAAGGGTTTGAAATAAGGGATAAAGACAGTTGGAAGAATGAAATTGAACGTATTAATAAAATTGATTTATAAGAGGGTTTAAACCTCTTATAAAGTCCCTTAACACTATAATATTTTATAACACTAAGGGATTTTATAAAGGGTTTAACTAAAAGGAGTTGATGTCAATGGAATACAAAGGTTTTAAAATTATTTGTAACGTGCATGAAGTTAACCCAGTTTATAAAACTAAACTATCCGACCAAATTGTAAGCGCTCAGTGGGGAACTAAAGCTAAAATTGTATACCAAGATGATAATTTTAAAATTTGGCATAAAATAACCAACGCATATAAAAGAATAGGTGGATTAACTTCACATAGATTAATTTTCCTGGCTGAATATAAATATAACAATTCTGGAATAAGTGTCTATGTTAAATATAAATCTAACCAGACAGTCCCAAAAGATGTGGAAACAATGCTTAAAAAAGTATTATGTAAAAAAATCCTAGAAGTGTATAATGTTAAAATAAGTAAATAATAAACTACATACAATATCCCTACATTGCCAAATGTAACATGATGTAGGGATACATAAAAGGAGGAACCAACATGATGCACCACGAATTCTGTATTTTAACAGCTATACAAATACCATATGAGCAGTATGCCAACGAAATTGAACCATTATACATGAATTCACCTTTGCAGAAGCAAGAATTTTGCGCTAAATGGTTAAAGAAGTATAACAGAGTAAATACACCTGTTAAACCAGCTTGCATTCTAAAGGACATTAAAAAAGACATTATATCCAGTATCAAAAATGAAATTGATAACAGGAAATATTATAACATTGAACGCAAAAAGCTAATTGCAGAACAATACAAAGTTTTCAAATCCTATTATGATTTTTATGAAGATTTAAATGGTGACTGGTGGAAATACTTACCAGAAAATTATAGACGTACATTTATGACTGAAAGGTTTAATTTAATCGAAAGACATAGTTGTGAATGCTCTTATCAAATTATTTATCGAGATGGTACTGAAAGAAATTTTAGTTCTGATGATATTATAACATGGCATGAAGATGCAAAAAATATAAACTATAACAATATTGTATATATGTGGATGTCTACTGATAGTTGCGAAATAGACACTGAAAGAGGAGAATTTTTATACGATGTATCCGAAGACAACCAATTAGAAGCCAGGGCAAAATATTTTGCTAATATTGAGATTAAATATAAAACGGCTTGGGGTTTAAAACACTCTTAACATAGAGTGTTTATTTTTTGCTTAATTTTACTATCTACCACATCCAACACAACCACAAAATAAATAATCCCACAATTGTTCCACGGGGAACACATAGTATTAAATACTACATATAATCCATAATAACCATAATAACCAAATACAAATTATACCAAAAAACAACCACAAACAAAAAATTAAAACCTCACACAATCACCATATACCCACCTAAAACAACACAAACTACCCTTAAATCCAATCCTAGCAACATATAAGCCTATTCACCCAATTAATTATAAAATCTAACATAAAAAATATAAAAACCACGCATAAATTTTAATAAAAAATCATAAAATATTAAAAAAATATAAAAATAAAAGAAGGAATTCAGCTACCCGTTGGCGAATACTATATATAGTAGTACAAATTAAAAAACAAATAAAAAAAGGAGTTGCTGAACAATGGCATTAAACAAAGCTATAAAAATTAATCAGGAATTAACAAACTTATACACCGCAGGAAACAGAGACAAAAACCAATATTTTAACGTAACTAAACAATACGCCAATTTACAATTTTTATCCTTAAATAAAAACAATTCAACTTGGGAACTAAACGGCAAAACATATACAATGTATCATAGTTTTAGCAATCTTGACATTAATTGTAATATGTTTGTGGAAGATGCTACCATGATGATTTATAGGCTAAATAATGGCGAAGGTCACAATACTATGTCTTTGTGTGATATGATTAGAGAGGAATTATTAAAACAATTTGAAGACCAACTGCAATATGATGCAGAAAATAGAAGGAACGAAGTATACTGGATTTAATCTTTTTACATAGAGCAGGTTAATGTTATTTCCAAAAAAATTGATTTAACCTGCTTTTTATAAAGAGATTAACCAAACCAACCAAAGGAGGTGAAACAATTGCAAAACATACAATTTATTACAAAATATACATTAACTATCAACAAAGGCACCATCACAGAAGACATCCAAAAATTAGAAATATATAAAGAAACACCTAAAATTTATTATGTAAGAAATAACCATCCTTATAAAATCCATAAATTAGAAGATATTAACATAATAGCTTATAGTGCCTGGAATCGATATGATGGTAGTCTATCATCTTGGATTTATTTACTAGATGAAACATTAATTCCAGGATATAGGGATAAAATCCTAGATGGCTATAAAAATGGATTAATAAACCATAAAGTAGCTATTATGCTAAATTTAGAAGTAATTATTAATTATATTAAATAATAGGAGGTTTTACCATGATTTGTATCCTATGCGACAAAGAGTATAACACAGAAAATATCCTATACTGTCCTGAGTGCGAACAAAAAATTATATCAAAATGCGGAATTCAGGACGATATAACCGAGGAAGAATTCATAGAAGAATTTCACAAACCAAGTAAATATAGCCATTATCCCGAACCAAACGAACACTACACCTGCAATTGTCGCGGGGCAGGTTGTGTCCAATGCCAACCAAAAAACTATTTATAAACTAGAGCTGAAAAGCTCTTTTTTATTTTCTTTTTTCTACCCAACCAAAAATTATTTTTCAAATATAATTTAAACAATTATAAAAATAATTGTATAAACTTATACATAATTTAATATAATATAGGTTATTTTTACTTAAAATAATTTAAGAAATAATAAAATAAATATCTTAAAAAGAAGGTATTAAAAATCTTTTGGCGAATACTATAGTAGCAACAAAATAATAAATACATAGGAGGAATACAACAATGATTAACACCAACACAACCAACTTTTGGGTATGGATAACCGCATTGAACGAAAATAATTCCCCATTTGAATTTTTAGAACGAATAGTAGCAAAAAATCGTTACCAGGCCGAAGCTAAAGCCCTAGATCAATACCGTTGGGCACAATCAGCCAAAGCAGTATAAAATATAAATATAAATAAACCCCTCACTGGGTTTATTTTTTTGCTCATCCCTAACAATTCCATGCCTCACACAATCAATTTTAAGACCACTATAATATAATTTACATACTCCAACACCTATAATTCCTTAAATCGACTCTACAACGATAATTATATAAACATAGATATAATAATTATTCAATCAATTATCTATCAACTATCTAACAACCTTCTAACCATATTAAATAGTTATACAAATATATATAAACATATACATAATATCTATGTCCGAACCAACAAAAAATAAAAATAAAAATCTAAAAAATATCTAATAAAAAAGAAGGATAAAACAAGGCCGATGGCGAATACTATATATAGTAGTACAATTTATTTTTACATTCTTAAAATTATATCAATAGGAGGTTGAAAAAATGCCAGAATTAGTAAGTTGTTTTCATTGTGGTTTTACTGATATATCTGACAATATGTATCAACGAGATGGAAATTTTACAGAGTATGAATTTTATTGTGACGAGTGCGCTCAAGAAATTAAAACTTGTAGTTTTTGTAATACCGAATACCATAAAAGTAATATAACAGAAGGTCATAATAATTATGCTTGTCATAACTGCATAGAGGAATTAGATTTAATAATTTGTTCCGAATGTGAAAATATTGTTGAACGTGATAGCACTGAATTATGGCAGAATGAACCAGTTTGCGCTGATTGTCAGAATGACATTAAGAAAAATTTAACTTTTATTCATGACTATAAATATACACCGGAAACTTTAAATTTTCATTTTATGACTGGCGAGGTAACAAATACATATTATGGAATAGAATTGGAAATTGACAGAACAGAAGAGCAGGAATATAATTGTTACGAATCTAAGGAAGACCATGCTTTAGAGATTCATGATCAAGCCAATGGAACAGATTTAACTGAGTATGAAAAATATCTTTATATTAAAAAAGATGGTTCGATTAAACGTGGTATGGAACTTGTTTCACATCCTTGTACATATAACTACCATATGAAAAATATGGGATGGCGATATATACTAGATGAATGCGATACAAAAGGATATTCTAGTCATGACTCGGGCACCTGTGGGATGCATATACACATTAGCAAGTTAGCTTTTGGCGAATCAGAACACGAACAGGATTTAAATATTGCTAAACTATTATTATTTTTTGAGACTAATTGGGATAACATTAAGAAATTTTCCAGAAGGAAGAATAGTCAAATTGTAGAATACTGTAACCGTTATAATAATCTATCAACAGAAGAAGAACCTGCTGAAATTTGCAAAAAAGCTAAAGCTGAAGGTAGATATTTTGCGGTTAATTTAAAAAATGATAATACTGTAGAAATTAGAATTTTCAGAGGTACGTTAAAAATTGAAACTTTTAAAGCTAGTCTACAGTTTACACATTTATTAACTGAGTTAATGCCTACCATTAGTTTACAGGATACATTAAAATTAACCTGGACAGATTTGATCCAAGTAGCAACAGAAAAAGGCTATAATGAATTTGTTACTTACTCCAAATCTAAAAACTTGGAATAATAATATAAAAATAAATATCCAGCAAAATACTTTTTCTTTGCCCATTGTCAATTTAATAAAATATCCATATATTGCCATAACAGCAGACAGTGGGTAACATAAAGATATTTAACAATTATAACCATTAAAACTATAATAAATTAGGAGGAATTATAATGACAGAAGAAAGAAATTTTCCCTATCTATGCCAGTGGAACGAATCAATCAACGATGATCAACCAGTCTGTTCAATTGATCCAAACTACGCCAATGCCATAGCTGAAATCTTATCACTTCCGGAAAAAATCTCCTTGTCGATTCTCCAAAATATGTATGTAGTATTTTACCCGACAGAACAAACCTGCTCAAATCCTAGTAAATGGAATAAATTGAAATATACCCTAGATTGTTTAATTCCTATTGAATTGCAGGAAATTGACGATCAAGATAACACTAAGTATATCTTTGTAGGGTTTTTACAATTAAACCACAAAGTTATAGATACAGAGGGTAACATAATTCCATATTTAGACAGATATAATATATTAGAAATGTCAGAATTTACAGAAGATAGCACCTTTAATTTTCGCTGTCACATAACAAAAAATAGATATTCCTACCAGGAAATCTATAACAATACATATAATTTCTTCAATAACAAAATACGTTCATATAACCAATATTATGCATTTATTGGTCATATGAATAAACTGAATAACAGACTAGATAATAGCACCCGCGACGACTATGCGGAACAGAACAGACAAGCAGCCATAACTTCACCTCATTTAAATCTGTCAAAATATTCATATTCACATGGTCTGACAGCATTTAACAATGGTTCACCTTGGAATAACCTACATTATATCCAAGATACAATTAAATACAATAACAAAATAGAAATATGTTGTAGCACTCCCAACAAACCAATTGGACTTATGGGAATATATGTAAAAGGAGAAGTAATATTAGCATCTTGTACAGATATATACACTTATATACAGGATGATGTTCACATATTTGACGATATAAACCGTTTTACTCCTGCATTCTCTTATACCCAACTTTACAAAAAACACCAGGGATATTATGGAGAAAATGCTCATAACGAAATTATCCTAATTCCTGGTGAAATAACTAGAATATGGGTGAAGGAATATGCATCTACTGAAGCTAAGGAAGATGCACAAAATATGGCAAAACAGTTAAATGTTAGTTTGTCAGTCGTGAGTGCATGGCGAGAAGAGTAACAAAATAACCGGGAACTAACCAAAATAGTATAGTCAACAACGATATACTATTATTTTTTTGCTCAAATCTCTAATCCTCTATAACAGCAACCGACATAACACTTACCTAAAATTCACCCTCACAGGACGGTCAACAAGCCACTTAAAATTTAATTAAGGTATATTATTTCTACAATTCCTTATATCTTATCCTATAGTAATAATTAGATATAAATTCGATACAAATATAAAATACTTAGATATAATAACTATAAATATGTATTAAATATCCTGTAAATATACTGTAAATTCTATACATAATAAAAAAATAAATATTTACTTAAAATCTATTGCAATTATCTCAAAAATCTATATAATAGTATTTAGCACCAAACAACAACATAATATAAATACATAAGTATTAAAACCCGTAACACCTCGTAACAATTCTTTGAAAACTAAATATAATTTATAGGAGGTCATTCAAAATGGCATTAGCAACAAGATTTGGCAAAAACAGCAACGCATTAAGGTCAAATATCCCTTTAGACAATTCACAATTATTCAGGATTGCACCCAGTATATTCGCTAATGAGGCTCATGAATCCAGGTCTGCCAGATACACCTATATTCCTACAATTGATGTTCTTGACGGTCTCAGAAAAGAAGGATTTCAGCCATTTTTTGTGGCACAATCCAGATCAAGAATAGAAGGTAAATCCGAATTTACTAAGCATATGCTTAGATTACGTCAAACAGGAGAAATCGAAAAAGCAGAAGCCAACGAGATTATTCTTATTAACTCACATGACGGAACATCTAGTTACCAAATGATGGCAGGTTGTTTCCGGTTCATATGTCAGAATGGTATGGTTACAGGTGACATTGTAGAGGATATACGAGTTAGACATAAAGGAAATATTGTCCACAATGTAATAGATGCAGCTTATACGATTGTAAATGATTTTGAAACAGTGACCGAAAGTATTGACGGTATGAAGTCAACATTATTGTTACCAGCGGAGCAGGAAATATTTGCCGAAGCGGCTTTATCATTGAAATACGACGAAAACGAAGCACCGATAACACCTAACCAATTATTGTCAACCAGAAGAATAGCCGATAGGAATCCAGATTTATGGTCAAATTTTAACCGGGTACAAGAAAACATTATCAGAGGCGGTTTAAGAGGCAGAACGGCAAACGGAAACCGTACAACAACCAGGGAAGTAAAATCAATCGACAATAATGTTAAACTCAATAAGGCACTCTGGATATTGGCAGACGGTATGAGACAATTAAAACAAGCATAATTAAACTTTAAACCCTGTTTAGTAGCTGATTAAATTCAGTAAAATTGAATAGGGTTTTTATTATGTCCTTTTCCTTTTCTAACCGGAAACAACAATAAAATAACAAAAACAACCTTAAACTTATCACTTACAATAATTATTTACCTTCCTACAATCCCCATACAACCACTTAAAACCCTTAACACAAATTAATTATAATTTATTGCTTTTATTGCTTTTATTGCTTGTTAATCATATAATACTTAGATAAAACTAAATAAATATATACTATATTGTATGTTAAATATCAATATGAAATATTAAATCTAAAAATTATATTTAATATTAACAGCTAAATACAGAGTAATAAAATAATATTCCTTGCAATATCTCATTGTATTCTTTATAATATTATCAACTACATATTTTCAGATTTTTTAAGGAGGTTGAACCAATTGACCAAAAAAGAATTTAAAGAATTCTGGGAAGCTAAAACCTTGGGAGAAATCAGGGGTGTATACATAGAACGATCCAGAATATGCGACAATATGAAAAATTTAATTAAAGAAGATGCTGAGAAAATAGTTAATTTAAACGTAACATCTAAAACTTATTTGTCAAGGTTAAAGGATTGCTCAGACAGTATAAAGTATTATACTAAGTCACTTATAGAAGATTTAAAAATGCTTGAGCAGCTAAAGCCGATTCTTGATAAGAAAGAGGCTGAAGGATTGAATCAAACTGATTATGAAAAGTATATGGCAGATAATAAATGTAATATTGAATTGCTGATACTTAAAGTTAAGGAAATGGAATTAAATGCCTTAACAACATGGAAGGATAAGGACGGAAATAAAATAAGTGAGAAGGATATTATCTATACTCACGATATTATGTTAAAAGAATTAATTTTCATGCTAAAGGATAAAATAGGGAATGTATTAGAAATAATAAGTCTAAACTATAATCCCAATAAAGGTATGGACGGAACCATAAAAGGAGAAAAGGGAAGTGTAAACATAGATACAATACTTGCAGGAGGATATAACATTCAAAAACTACACTATAGAACATTAATTTATAAATATTAACCCTGTAAAGGGTTTTATTTTTGTCTGAATTGCCATAAACAATATAAAAATAATATTCCCTATAAATTATCTAAAATCTATATACAGCTAACCATAATTATGTTATACTTATCTCACGGCAAACTATATTATAAATTTTAGGAGGTTTTATTGATGGAAAATGTTACTTTAAATATAAACAACTTAGAGGAATTAGAAACAATATATAATGCTTTAGGAGCTAGAAAATGTTCCTTTGAGGAAGATATAATAAAATATAAAAAACAGGGATATGATAATCAGTATCACAAGGAAGAAGCAGGAAGATGTAAGAAAATTATGAAATATCTAGAACCATTTATAAATAATGCTTATGAAGAAGAATTTAAGAAAAATAATTGCTCAGAAGGTTGAAAAATACCTTCTTTTTCTTTGTCATTTTACACTAAAAATAATTAGATAAACCTACACATAACAACACAATATTATACACAATCCTACCTCAAATAACACCATAAAAGTATTGTTTTATATTAAGTGAATTTTATGTTTTTGTGTTGACATATTGAAAGAATAAGAATATAATTAATTATGTTTTAAATTAAATTTACTCAGGAGGTTAAACAATATGCAAATAAACGATTTAAAGCAAATCAAAAAGGAACTAAAAACTCTAATATATAAAAACGCAGGAGAAGACCAATCTTTACATATCATGATCTATCAAGATGAATATTTATTATTCAATGTGCAAATAGATTACCGTTTAAATAGAGAATCAATTGAAAATTGGTATCCATACGAAAATATAATAACTTTTGAAGAGGCAAATAAAAAAGCTAAACAAGTGTTAAACACCGTTAAAAAATGGTTTAATATAGAGATATGTAATAATATAGAATCATACCATATTTAACTAGCATTATAATGCTAGTTTTTCTTTTCTCTCATTGTTCCACGTGGAACACAATCAAAAAATAATATCCCCAACAAATTCACTCCAAACTATAGACATTTAACGGCCAATTTGATATAATGTATTTGTTAGTACAATTCTATTTAATCTTATCTCAGTTATAATTAAAAAGGAAGTGAAATAATGAATATATTAAAACTATGCTACAATCTATCAACAAAATATTTAACTGAATATCTCCCCAATATTCCAGAACTAAAAATAACAAATGCAATAACCTACAACGGTAGAGCCTACAAAAACATTAAAACTAACATAGTACATACAGTTGCACTGTCAAAGCATAATCTATATATTTCTCCTAGTTTTATCGAGGAAGAAGATGTAAATAATATTATAGAAACAATTTGTCATGAATTGGCACACGTATTATATTTTGATCATAGTGAAAAACATAAAGAATTAACAGAATCATTTTATAAGATAGTTAACCTTTGTTTAAAAATAGATAATATTGATTTATTAGCTTGTTAGTAATACATATAACCCCCTTTTTCCGGTATAAGAAAGGTAAAATAAAAGGAGGCTCCACAAAATGACAAATACAGAGTTAACACAAAAAGCCAAACAATTAAAACAAAAAATGCTTACCCTCAGAACCACTTCACGCGCAACAATAAAAGAAATCATCCTCTTACATCAATGTAAAGAAAAGGGGAATTATGAACAAATGTATAATACAAAATTATACAATAAACATTCTAGAGAATATTGCCAATACTTAGAATTAATTTAACCTACATTTAGTAGGTTAAATTTTTGCAAATTTATCTATAACAACATAACAGTAGCCATTAAATCAATATATTTTAACCCTATCACCTTAAAAACAACCTTCTACAATTCTCATTAACCCTTATAAAATTATTCTAACCTGTATTATACCTATATATCCTAGAATCGGCTCATATATAGATTATTGGATAAAGTTATATATATTATTAATTATATTAATATAAATAAATTATCACAGAATAATAAAATATTTATTGCATTATACGGTTATATCCTTTATAATATTAATATCAACTTAATACATAAACTTAACAGGGAGGTCACACAAATGAAACAAATTAACCAAACTGAATTATATAAACTAACCTACATACAATTTTGTAACCATTTCCTCAATACTAACAAATATAGTAAAGCATACAAAGCTAATCCTGAGAAATGGGAAAGTAAGAAAAAAGATTTATTGCAAGATTGGGAAAATATACTTCTACAACGTGCAGAAATTGGCAGTATACCTGAGAAAGTTATCCGGTCATATGTCAACCTATTCGGAGAAAAAACTACCAGGAGAATGTTCAGGGGTACGACAGAAAAAGGTCTGCAAGAGTGGGAACAGACACAGATCAAGAAAA